CCCCAGGCGGGCAGGAGGAACAAACATGGCATACACACTGGAACAAATCTTCGAGGCCCTTGGCAAGGCTGACAACGGGGGCGCTATGGTGGCTGATCTTCAGTCCATTATCAGCACCGCCCGGAATGAAGCCGCAGCCTATCGGGTGGACCGGAACAAGGTGCTGGACGCCCTTGGCATCCGGGAAAGCAAGAATCCGGAGGAATCTTTGCTGAACATGCGGACTCTCTTCGACGAAGTGAGAAAACTGGGGAACCCGGAATCTCTGGGCGGCCAGATCAACACCCTGCAGAACCAGGTGAAAGAGCTGACGGACAAATATGCTGCCTCTGAAGAAAAAGCCAAAGCGGAACACACGAAGCGGATCAACACGGCAATGCATGCTGCACTGCAGGCCGCCCTGGCCAAAGGGAACGCCCTGAATCCGGACGCCTTTGTGAAGCTGCTCTCTGACCAGGTTGTGGTTGGAGATGACGATTCCCTGGGCATGAAGGCCGGGGACAAGACGGTTTCCATTGAAGAGGGCGTGAACGGCTGGCTGGCCGGCAATCCCTGGGCTGTGAAGAACACGGCCGCAGGCGGCGCCGGAAGCGGCAGTGCCGGAAGCCCCAAGAAGGTGTATACCATGGACGATCTGAAAGGCATGACGCCGGCACAGATCAACGAACACTGGAATGAAATCAAAGACAGCATGAAGAAAGGATGATGAATTATGGCAATCAGCACTTTTATCCCTGCCCTGTGGTCTGCCAGACTGCTGGACCACTTGGACAAGAACCTGGTCCTGGGCAACCTGGTGAACCGGGATTATGAAGGGGAAATCAAGAACCTGGGCGACCGGGTGAAAATCAACCAGATTGCAGATGTGGTTGTGAAGAAATACGTGAAGGGCACCGACCTGGTCTACGACGACACCGACGGTACCCCCACCGACCTGGTCATTGACCAGGCCCACTACTTCGGCTTCAAGGTCAACGACGTGGACGCTGCCCAGGCCAACATCGATCTGATGGACCGGAGCCTGGAACGGGCTTCCTACTCCCTCCGGGATGTGATCGACCAGCGGATTGCCGGCCATGCCAAGGAAGCCGGTTCCACCCTGACCGTGAAGGACATGTACGATCCGGAACAGGCTTATGACTCCATTGTGAAGCTGGGGACCACCCTGGACGAAAACAACGTGACCCGTACCGGCCGGTGGCTGGTGATCCCGCCCTGGCTGTATGGCCTGCTCCAGAAGGACAAGCGCTTTGTGGGCACCGGCAGCGCCGCAGCGGAAACCCGTCTGACCACCGGCAATGTGGGATCTGCGGCCGGCTTCCAGATCTATGAAAGCAACAACCTGGCTACGGTGAAATCTACCAACACGACTTCCGTTATGGCCGGCACCAATGCCGCCATCTCCCTGGCTGTGCAGATCCTGAAAACGGAATCCCTGCGGCTGGAAAAAGACTTTGCGGATGCGGTCCGTGGTCTGCTGGTGTACGGCTCCCTGGTGGTACAGCCCAAGGCCCTGGTGGTGCTGAACACCAACCCCAAGGCTGAAACCGTGGCACCGTAACCATGGTACGGGCATCGTTCCAGGCTGATGGTGTCAGCCGGAAGCTGAAGGCTGGGTCCCAGAAGATGCAGAAGGAGCTCCGGGTGGCCATGAAGATTTCTGTGCGGGATGTGCAGGAAGAGGCCATCAGCACTCATAACTTCACCTCCAGAAACGGGGCGGCGGAGGGGGCTATTGAAGGGTCTATCTTTACCAGGGTAACCTGCAGCGGAAGCCATGCACAGGGCAAGGTTTTTACAAATCTGCCCCATGCGGTCTACCAGCATGAAGGCACCAGGGCCCACACCATTTTGCCCAAGAGCAAGAGGGTGCTGCGGTGGAGCGATGGCGGACAGTTTGTGTTCGCCAAGCGCTCCCAGGTCAGTGGGATCGAGAAAGACCCCTTCATTTACAACGCCCTGGAAAAGGAACGGCCGGCCATTGTGAGCCGGTTCAAGAAACTGACGGCTACTTTAAGCGGGTGATGCTATGGATCTGATCAAAGCGGAAGACATTACGGATTCCATCCTGGTGGGCCGGGTAACGGCGGGGAACTTGGATGTGGCCAACGAAGCTGTGATCCGGCTGGCTGCCACCTACGGAGTGGAAGAAGCGGCCATCACCCCGTCCAATCTTCTGAAGCGGTATGGGGTGGTTGTAGCCTGCCGGGAATGCTGCCTGGAGCTTGTGGGCACGGATCCCACGGTCCAGATTGGCAGTTATTCCGGCAGCCGGCAGGATGACATCTATGAACGGAAATACAAGCTGTATGACGCCCTGGGTAAGGATATCCTGAAGGAACTGACCATGGCGGACTTTACCGGAGGGGAAGATCCGGAGAAAGGAGGGAACTCATGGACGAAAACGGTGAATATTTACCGGGGATAGACGACTATTCCGCGGCCATCTGTGAGATCCTCCAGGAAGCAGTGCCGGAGATTCCCTGGGTGGAGGAAGTGAAAGGGCCGGCCCTGGGGGCAGCTGCCACGGGGACCATTGCAGCGGACAGCATTAAATTTAGCGGACAGGACAAAGTGGACGAAGAAGGGACCATTTCCTTCAACGTGACCATCATCGTGCCGGATCAGTCGGCCCTGCGGCTGGAAAATCTGGCCATGAAGGCCCGGGAAGCCCTCAACGGGACGGACATCTTGGACGGCCATGTGGATACCATCCAGTTCGGCATTGCCCAGGGGCAGCGGGGAAGAAACCCCGGTGCTGCCGTCCTTGTCTACAATGTGAAAGCCTGTTTTTAAGGAGGAATGAAAATGGCGGATAAAGTAAGAGCCAAACTGGCGGCGGTCCATACCAAGCTGGAAGGTAAGTATGTACTGATCTACCTGAACTTCGGGGAAGGGGCTACGGAAACCACTCCCAAATGGGCCATGATCGGCGGGCAGAAGTCCGGTGATCTGGACCTGAGTGCGGATTCTATCGACGCCAGCGACAAGACCAGCGGCGGCTGGGGTGAAAAGTATCCTGGTATCAAAAGCTCTGAACTGAGCGTGGAAGGGAACATCGTCGGCGGGGACGAAGCCTATCAGGCCCTGCGTGATGCCTTCAATGCCGGGGAACCGGTGGATATCTGCCGGTATGACAGCAAGAACAAGACGGCGGACCGGAACTGGTATTCCATCACGGAACTGAGCGACGAAACGCCCCACGATGACATTGCCACCTTCTCTCTGAAGCTGGAAGGCATCGGGGCGCCGAAATACTACGAGAAACTGACCAGCGTGGATTCTGTGGGAACCACGGCTGCGGCTTCTACTACGACCACCGGAACGGGGAAATAAGGTGAACATCCATGGATATTACATATAACAAAGTGACCCGGATTGTCTGGGTCAAAGCCGGCAAGAAAACCTATCATTTCCGTCTGACCATCAACGGCCTCCAGGAGCTGGAGGCCGTTGCTTTTGGCGGGAAATCCTATTTCGACTTCCAGAAGGTCCACAACACCATGCCTCTGGCTGCTCTCATGGAAGCCTACCGGATCATGCTCTTTGCAGCCGGAGATAAGGAAGAATCCAAGGCAGCGGGGAAGGTCATCGAGGCTATTTCCCTGGAAGAAGGCATCCAGCAGGCCGAAGCGGTGTTCTTCATTACCCTGGCGGTTTCCGGCATCTTCGGGGTGAAACAGTCCAATGAGATGCTGAAGACCATGAAGGTGAAAAGCAAAGACCTGGTGGAAGAAAAGGAAGAAGCCAAACAGGAAAAGACCGAAAAAAACGTGTAGAGGGGAAATCAGCCCCCTGGACATCCTTTGACGAATATGTGGGGCTGATCCTTCCCATCTGCTACGGGGAGCTGGGCATGACCGGGGACGAAATCGGACAGGCCACGCCCTGGGAAATCCAGCGGCGGATTGAAGGCTATGGGGTGCGGATGAAGAACCAGCGGATGTTCACCGCCTCTTTCATCACCACCCCGGTGATTAATGCAGGCTACCGGTCTCCGAAACGCCCGGTGACTCCGGCAAAACTCCTCCCGGAGGACTTCAGGACGGCCACGGACCAGGAGGAACAGAACGAATGGCTGGCCATGGCCAAGGCTGAGGAAGAAAGGAGGGAGAAATTGAAACATGAGCGACCATGAAATTACTGTAACGCTGAAGGCTGATGCCAACGGCTGCCTGAGTGTAATCAAGCAGGTCACCCGGTCTGTGGACCAGCTGGCCGGAAAAAAGGTTGGCAATGCCGGGATGCCGGAGCTGGCCAACGGAGCCCAGAGGGCTTCGCAGAGCCTGAAACAGACCAAGGCTGATACAGATGCCCTGGCCAGTGCCATTGGGAAAATCAAGGGCATGATTGCCGGAGCTTTTACCGTTGGCGCCATTACCAGCCTGGGCAAAAAAGCCCTGGAAGCATCGGCGAATATGGAAGTGCTGCGGCAAGGCCTGGATTTCGTCCTGGGCTCTTCCGAGGAAACTGACAAGCTGATCAACGGAATGCGAGCCTTGGGCGAACAGTCTGCCTACGATACCAACGAATTGATTCCTCTGGCCCGTCAATGGGTCAACATGGGAGACAATGCGGAAACGGCTGTCGGGAAGATGACAAAGATTGTGGACCTGGGGTCTGCCTTTGGCCTGACTTCTGAGCAAATTGGTTCTGCTACTCTGGCATTGAGCCAAATGGCAGCAGCCGGGAAAATCAATGGGCAGGATATGCTACAGCTGACCAATGCTAACATTCCGGCCTGGAAGTTGCTGGCAGATCATATGGGACTTTCCGTTGCTGAACTGCGGAAAATGTCTGAAGCCGGTCAGCTGGGAGAAGATGCCATCAATGAACTGTGGGATGCTATTGAAGAACGGACCCAGGGGGCTACCTCCCGGATGAATGGAACCCTGATGGCCAGCTTCTCGAACCTTGAAGAAGAAATCCAAAACAGCATGGCCGGTATCGGTGATATCATCAGTCAGGCCTTTAATTTAAAGGGAATCCTCCAGGGTGGCAGTGATATGATATCCAGCTTCCGGGAAGCCCTGGAACAGATCAAACAGGATGCTGAATCTGTTGGCATCGGCCAGGCTATCATGAACCAGATTTCCAACGTGAGCCCGGAGTTGGCAACCCTTCTGGGGACCATCGGGAACATCGTCGGGGAATTCATCAACATTGTGATAGCCGGCTGGAATGAAATCTATGCGACGCTTTCCAATCTGGATATTGCGGCCATCCTGATGGTAATCAACGATGTGGTCAGCAGGGCTGGCCCGGCTGTCCTGGCGGCTGTATCCCTGATTATCGGGGCCATTAATCTGATCCTTCCGGTTGTGGTTGGCCTGATTAATGCTTTTGCCAATGCTTACAACACGGTGTCTCCTTATATCACCAGTATGGCGGGCCTCTTCCAGCAAATCCCAGTGGCGGTTTCTACAGCCATCACGGCCATTTCTACTGCCTTCAGCAGCTTTGTGAGCTGGTTGGAAAGCAGCGTATGGCAGCCCATCAGGAACGCTGCGGTGACGGTGATCAACTTCATTGTAGGATCGTGGGTTGCTTTTGGCGGCTTTGTGATGGCTGCTGTCCAGCCGCTGGTGGATTGGTTCCAGAGTTCTGTATGGCAGCCAATCAGTGAATTCGCAACGGCGGCCTGGAACACCATCACAGCTCTGTGGGGACAGTTTGTCGACTGGTTCTCCCAGGTCATGAGCCCGGTGACGGATGTGGCTTCCGAATGCTGGAATGCTATCTGCGACTTTGCCAGTGAAGCCTGGGACACCATCAGTGGCATCTGGTCCGTTGTGGCTGGCTGGTTTGATTCTACGGTTGTGCAGCCTGTCCGTTCTTCCTTCGACAACGGCACCAGTTTTATTTCCCAGTGCTTCCAGACGGCCTACAACACCATTGTGGGCATCTTTGGAGGCCTGGCGAGCTGGTTCGAGAGCAACGTGGTGGCTCCCATCAAGAGCGCTTTTGCCAAAATCACTTCCATTGGGGCGTCCATTACCGGTCTGAGCGTCAGTGCAGAAGGAGATGGGGGCAGACCCAGTGCTACAGGCGGCGTTTTTGGCGGCCGGATCCCGGCATTGGCCAATGGCGGTCAGGTCAAAAATGGAACCCATGCCATCATCGGGGAAGCCGGGCCGGAAACGGTCCTGCCTCTGCGGAAAAATGTCATGGGGAGCCTGGGGAATTCTGTGGCCCAAGCTTCCAGCCTGCCTGATACGGTGAAGCTGATCCAGAATCTGGTTGATCAGGCATCTTCCCAGGCGGCGAGCCTAAACGCCAACAAGAAGAATCCGGCCTACAATGCGGAACGGAGCTTCGACAAGGCATCCAAGCCTGCCGATTCTGATGCCTACACCAAAGTCCTGGACACCATGAAGCAGAAAATCCTGGATATTGATGAAGCACAGGAGAAGTTCCACCAGGAATGGCAGCGGACTGCGGAAGAAGCGGCCAAGTATGCAGACGGCGGGGAAAAGACCCTGCGGTACCAGAAGCAGCTCCAGAGCAACCAGGAACAGATTGCCAAGCTCCAGGAGAAAATCAGCTCCGGAAAAGGTGATGGTTCCGAGGCGGGTCAACTGGACAGTCTGGTGCAACAGGGGAAGAACCTGACGGCCAAATACGAGCAGGAGAAGGCGGAAGCACTGGCGGCTGCCCAGGCCACCCAGGACGGGATCACCCAGATTGATGCGGATGCAGAAGCGGCCAGGGTGAAGGCTAGACAGGACGCTCTTGACCAGATAGGCTCTTACGAAACCCAGCTGGCCCAGGCCCAGTATGCCCAGAAAAAGGCCATGATGGCCACCGAATTGGACGATTTCCTGGCCCAGATGACGGCCAAGGACGAAATTACCGGCCAAAGCTATGCTACGACCCTGGCCAATGAACAATACCTGGCCGAACAGCGCCGGGTGTGGATGGACGAGCTGATGCTGGCTTCCGTCAGCTGGGGCGAATACATGCAGACCATGCTGACCAACATGGCGGTGCAGGTCCAGGACGGGATTGCCTCCGGAATTGCCCAGTGCGTGGTGGAGGGCAAGAAGTTCAGCCAAGTCATGAGTAACCTGGCCAAGACCCTCCTGAAACAGCTGATCCAGGGAGTCATCCAGAAGGTGATTTCCGGATGGATCATGGCTATGGGACTGGGGAATAACCGGCACAAGCAGGAAATGAAGAATACGGCAGCTGAAACGGAAGCTGCCGCTGCCAAAGCAACTGTTATGGCCAGCGTGGCCACGGCTGCCGTCATTGCAGCCAATCCGGCAGGGGCGGCTGGAGCAGGTGCTTTGGTTTCCAAACAGATGGGCATAGCCGCTTTAGCTGCTGGAACGATTGCAAAAGCTGCGCAGAAAGTGTTCCAGGATAAGGATTCTGATTCTGGCTCTGGTGGAACGGATGCCCAAAAATGGGGCAATGCGGATGATATGAAGTGGGGCAATGCGGATGATATGAAGTGGGGCAAAACCAAACTGCTCCCTATGGCAAAAGGTGGCATGGTCACCGGTCCTACAGCTGCTCTGATCGGGGAAGGCCGGTATGACGAAGCGGTGCTGCCGTTAAAGCCCAGCCTGCTGGACAAACTGTTCGGCGGCGGTGAAAGTCGCCAGACCACCGTAGTGGCCAACCAGAACATCTACGGGGATATCAACACCCGGGAAGATGATGAAGATATGTTCGGGGGCTTCAATGACCTGGTCCTGGCCGGATTGCGGGGTGCATAATGTGAAGCAGCTAGCAAGACACGTCCTGAAGGACACCAAACTAAAGATTGTGACCAGTGCCGGCACGGAGTATTCCCTGCCGGCTTTATGGTCTTTAGAAGATGCCGGGAGCTACACCTTCCGGAACAAGCTGGAGGACAAGGCCTTTTCCCACGGCGGCAATATGACCGGTGACGGGAAAATCAGCGGCCGGACCATCAAGGTGGAATTCCTCATGATGGGAGCCACGGAACAGGATCATGACTATGCCCTGAACACGGCCTACACCTATTTCTGCCAGACAGATTATGAGCTGTACGTGGGCCGGTCCGACCGGAAGTTCCGGGTGGCAGGGGTATCCAAGATTACCCATAAATACCAGAAGGGCTACAAGCAGCGCTGGAGCCAGATCACAGTTTCCCTGCTGCTGGCGGACCCGTTCCGGTATGAAGGACGTCCTACCCGGGTGGTGAAGGTGTTTCCCCGGGCAGTGGAGAATGCGGAAATTTACGTGGACAATCTGGGGAGTGTGGATACGCCTCTGACGTTCCGGTTCATCCCCCAGAAGACCATGGCCAAGATCCATATCTACCACAAGCAGGCCAAAGAAGAATTCCGGCTGTCGGATGCTCTCTTGATCGCCCCGGCCACCGTGACAGTGAACGGGGATGCAGGGACCGTATGGCGGGACAAGGCCAACAGCATCAATACGTTCTCTGGCCAGTTCCTGCACGTGAAACCCGGCAAGAACCTGTTCTATTACACAGGGGACGCAGGGACCATTGAAATCAACTTTACCAACAGGTGGTTCGTATGAGTACGATGTTCGGGAGAAGCCTTTTCGGCCATCTGATCTATGCGGGACCGGACCAGGGCGGGGCAGGAAGCATTGACACTTCCGTCCCTGACTTTTACCCTGGCCAATTTACCGTGATTGCCTACAACAAGAGCGGTACCAAGACGGCTTATTTCGGGTCCGGGGCAGAGCATAACGCCCTGTCCAAGGTGACGTTCGAAATCGGGGAAACTGGCTGCGGCAACGTGGAACTGACCTTCCATGAGCTGCCCAGCAATGCGGAACTGGATTACATGCAGCGGATTGACATCCACCTGTTCGGGGACCGTTCTCCCTGGTATTCCGGCTATATCATCAACCGGCCGGTGAATGGGACTACGGACACCACCTACACCTTCAAGGGCTACGGCTACTACAACCAGCTGTCCAGCTACCTGATCTTCAAGACCTACGAGAACATGGACCCGGGCGACATCGTCCGGGACATTGCGGTGGAAGCGGAAAAGCATCTGGACATTGTGTTCAATGACATCAAGATAGAGAAAGCCGGTTATACCTGTACGAAGATCGTGTTCGACGGGGTGACCATCAAGGATGCCCTGAAGACCCTTTCGGAGTTCGCCACAGATTTCGTCTATGGTGTGGATGAACGCCGGAATATCTACTTCAAGCCCCGGGTGAAGGAAATCAACGAGCAGGCCCGTTTGACAGTGGGCAAGCACATCACCAGCTACAGCCCCACCTGGAACGTGGACAAGGTTGTGAACTGGGTGCGGACCAAGGGCGGCAATGTGGACGACCAGGGCGAGCAATGGCTGTGCGTGGCCAAGGATGATGCCAGTATCCAGAAATATGGGTATCGCATGAAGGTGCTTTCCCTGCCGTCTGCTTATGCGGTGGCCGATGCCCAGCGCTACAGTGACAACTACATTGCCCAGTACAAGGATCCCATCAAATCGGCTACGGTGAAAGGCGTCAGTCTGGAATACCCGCTGGTGGACGGGTCCTTCAACGTGCGTCATATGACCACCGAGGGCATGGCAGAGATCCGGACCCTGTCCGGAGATGTCCATGACTACCCTATCACCAAACTGAAATATACCGTTTCCCCGGATAAGGGAATCAGCTGCGACATGACCCTGGGCGAGCCGCCCTTTACCGTTGACCAGTATCTGGCCGGGGTGGAGCGGAACGCCAAGAACTTGGAACAGGCCCAGGCTACGGCCATCAAGCAGCTGCACAAGTAAGGAGGTGAGAGCATGATATACGATTATCGCCTGGATCCCTGGAACAACGTGCTGGACATCCACAATATCAGTGGGGAACGGCACCAGATTCCGACAACCAGCCCGTTTACGGTGCGGCTGTTGGAGGTGCCCCAGAAAACGGAACCAACGTCCCTTTCTGTGACCTGCAATGGGACGGCCATGACGGAAGTGGCGGCCACGCCGGAACAGGGGCAATTCTTTCCTGACTACCGGGCCAACGTGACCGGCGACCCCAACTGGAACCGGGGAGAGCTGCTGTTCAATGCAGCGGATGCCGGGAAGTGGATCACAGTGAACTACCGGGGCATGGGTACGCTGATTGACAGCCGGCTGCCGGACCAGCTGCAGATGCCGTTTACTGGCAGTCAGCAGGCTGACCGGGAAACCACCCTCAGCACGGCACCCAACAGCTGGGACTCCCAGGAGGGGAGCTCGCCCAAGGGGAAACCGATTTACGGCGGAAAGTTCCGGAGACACCGGGGCATCCCGGCTGGCACCTATTCCCTGCGGGAAATACTACAGAAGCTGATCAATCTTTCCAGCTCCACGGAGTTTGTAAGGACGGTAAGGGACTGTGACTGCAATTGCAGAGATGGCTGCAGCGATGACAGTGGACCTTGATGGATAAGGAGGCAGCATGATCACCATAGATGATGCGCTGAATATCGAGGTATCCCAGTACGATACCTTTGCGCTGAAATTCATTTTCAAAAACTATAAGCTGGATACGGATGACAAGGTGGTGTTCTCTATCAAGGCCACCACCAACAGCAATGAAGTGGTCTATTCGGCCGAGTTCTACAATTCCAGGCAGAACTATGTGAACGTAGAGGTGCCCAAAGGGGCGTTGAACGATCTGCAACCCGGGACGTACGTTTATGATCTGGTGATCATGAACAGCCGAACGAATAAGATCGTGACTTGCTTCTTTCCGGCCAGCTTCATCATCAGAGGGGTGGCGCATAATGTCTGATAACGAAAAAACACTGGAGATCCAGGTAATATCTGGAGCAGAGGGGCAGATTGCTGCGGGGGATACTTACGGAGCCGAACAGGCACGGGAGTATGCCAATGAAGCCGCCCAGTCTGCGGAAAAAGCCAAAGAATCCCAGAACCTGGCGGAAGCCTGGGCTCACAGCGACCAGGCCCCGGCCGGAGAAGGCACACGGTCCAGTAAAACCTGGTCCAATGTGTCCAAAGAATGGGCAGAAAGCCCCGGGGCACCGGACAACACAGCCGGCTCCCGGAGTGCCAAGACCTGGTCCGATGTGGCCCGGCAGTGGGCGGAGAGCGACAAGGAACCGGACGGGGTGAAGGACTCCAAGAGCGCCAAGACCTGGGCCGGGGTGGCCAATGACCACGCCAATACCGCCAGCCTGAAAGCCAATGCGGCGGCCGCCAGTGCCAACACGGCAAGCCTGCAGGCCCAGGCGGCGGCAACCAGTGCCCAGACGGCAACTACGAAAGCAGGAGAAGCCAGCACCAGTGCCAGCAATGCGGCGGTGAGTGCGAAGGCTGCGGCAGAGAAAGCAGCTGCGGCGTCTACCAGCGCCTCCAATGCCAAGACCAGTGAAAACAATGCGGCCGGCAGTGCTCAGACGGCGGCCAGCAAGGCCACAGCTGCCAGCACCAGTGCCGGAGCTGCAGCAAACAGCGCCACGGCAGCCGCTGCCAGCGCCAAAACTTCCAGTGACCAGGCCAGTGCGGCGGCCACCAGTGCGACCAATGCGGAAGGCAGTGCCACGGCGGCTGCAGGGAGTGCGTCTACGGCCAGCACCAAGGCCAGCGAGGCTTCCACCAGTGCAGCCGATGCTGCGGCCAGCGCCAAGGCGGCTGCTGATAAATACACAGCCCTTGTAAACAATGACCTGCCCAAGAAGGCCAACCTTTCCGGGGCAGATTTCACCGGAAAGGTCACGATGCCCACGGCCCCGGCCGGGACCAATAACACCCAGGGGGCCACTACGGCGTTCGTTGTGGCGGCTATCGCCTCCCTGGTGAATGGCTCTCCGGCTGCCCTGGATACCCTCCAGGAACTGGCCAAAGCCATGGGCAATGACCCTAACTTTGCCACCACCATCACCAATCTGATCGGCACCAAGCTGGACAAATCGGGGACGGCGGTGAAGGCAACAGCAGATGCGGCCGGGAACAATATCCAGAGTACCTACGCCACCAAGGCTGAGATGACCAAGGCAGCCAACGACGCCAAGAACGGGGCCTTGACTGGCCAGGTGCAGGCAGACTGGAATGTGACGGACACAAGCAGCAAGGCGTATGTGAAGAACAAGCCAGCGGTTGTGACTTATGAGGTAGGCCATTACAAGGAAACCAAAGAATGGAAAAGCAACTGCGTGCAATCTGTTGCGGAAGGGATGGCAACAGACCATCCAGATGCTTACAACTATGGCCTGCAAGTCACACTGGGGAAAATTGGGGATGGCGCTGGTGCTAAACTCTATTTCCCACACAATGATGGCCTTTATTTAAAGAATATTTTTGGCGGAAAGAATACTTCCGGATGGCTTAGGATGCTTGACACTAAAAATTTTTCGTTATATGCATTACCAAAATATGGAATAGCTTCTAAGGCCACAGCCGACGCCGCCGGGAACAACATTCAGACGACGTATGCCACGAAGAAGGAACTGCCGACGGTGCCCTCCAAGGTCAGTGCTTTCACGAATGATTCCGGTTATGCCAAATCGGCCGACCTGGCCACGGTAGCCACCAGCGGAAAGTATACTGACCTGCTGGAGCGTCCGGCCATTCCGTCCAAGACTTCGGAACTGACCAACGACAGCCGGTATGTTTCTACTGACGAAAGCGGCAATGTGGTGCTGACCGGAACTCTGACGGCAACCCAGGTGTTCAACGCTGTCTATAACGACTATGCGGAATTCTTCCCCAGGGGTGAAAATACGGAACGGGGCGACATCATCGCCTGCGACGAAACCAGTACCCGGGAACAGTACGTGAAGGCTACGGACAAGAGCCAGTGCGTGGTGGGCGTCCATTCGGAAGAATTCGCCCAGATCATCGGCGGCCTGCAGGTGGAAGAAGGCAAGGGTGTCATGGAAACCAACATCCGGAAATTCATCCCGGTAGCCATGGCCGGCCGTGTCCACGTAAAGTATTTCGGCAAGGCAATCGTGGGGACCAAGGTAGTCCCATCTGAAATCCCCGGCGTGGGGAGAGCCTGGCAGGAAGGCGACAGTCTGGACCACGTGGTGGGAAGGATCGTGGAACCGGATACACGCCAGGACGTCCGGCTGGTGAAAATCCTGGTAGGGAGGTAATGCATGGGAGACTTTTTGAAGAGAAACATCAACACCATCTTCCTGATGCTGGGGAACGGCTGCAACATGAACTGCCGGTACTGCCTGCAGCATCCACTGGTGGAAAAGAGCCTGTCCGGCCATGTGAATCCGGACGTGTACCGGTTCATCCGGCAGGTGGTGGAGGAAAACGACGAAAAGACGGAACTGGGACTGCACTTCTATGGAGGTGAGCCCCTTATCTATTTCCCGCTGATGAAAGAGATCATCGGGAAGCTGAAAGGCGTGAAGGGCATCCGGTTCAGCACCATCAGCAACGGCAAGGCCATCACAGACGAAATGGTGGAGCTGTTCAACAGCCTGCCCCTTTACGTGTGCATCAGCTGGGACGGTCACAACGTGCTGCAGACCCGGGGCTATGATGTGTTCGCCAAGGGGAAGACCCGTGAACGACTGCTGAAGCTGGACCACCTGGGAGTAAGCGCTGTGCTTTCCGCCTACAACTACCCCCAGGAAGCCTGCGATGCCTTCCAGGAACTGAGCAAGGATTATTTCGATATCCACGGCTACCCCCTGTCCTTTAACTATGACACCATCATGGATACGGGCCTGGGGGATAAGTCCCTGCTGGACATGGACTATGACAGGGTGGAACGGGAAGTGGGGACCATGATGGACCGGTACATGAAGTACCGGCTGGGCCAGGGAGAAATGAAATTCTCCGAGCTGGCCTTCATCGAAAGCCGGTTCAATGCTCTGTACAGCTATCTGCGCAAGGACGGGGACTTCTGGAGCCGCCAGTGGTGCCCCTGCAACAACGGCTACAGCGTGCTGAATCTGGACTTGGCCGGGAACCTGTATCCCTGCCACAATACCAGCCAAAAGGCTGGGAGCATCTATGATTCCTATTTCAAGTATCTCAACGAGATTCTGAAAACAGACCGGACGTTCGAGCGGCGGGAAAAGTGCCTGGATTGCCCGGCTGTGGCTTCCTGCAAAGGTGGCTGCAAGCTGGTGGAACCGGAGAACATGGAAAATGGGCTGTGCCGGCTGCGGCGGGCCATCTTTCTGCCTATCCTGAAAGGCACCATGGCCTATGGGCGGGAAATCATGGAGGCAGGCAATGGCTAAGAACGGTCCCATCACCAAGACTACCTGGACTGACCTGGCAGTGGGGGACAAGGTGACGGCGGCCAATATTACAGAACTCCAGACGGCCATTGCGGCCCTGGAGGGCTACGCCAAGAATGTGGACAACTGTGGCTTCACCAATTTCTGCCAAAAGTGCCAGTCCTGTCAGGGGTGCCAGAGTTGCCAAAGCAAAACCTGCCAGTCTAACAGCTGCCAGGGGTGCCAGAGTACATCCTGCCAGGCTTGCCAGCTATACCACCAGAAAAATTGCAACTGCGGCGGCAGTGATGACAGTTGAAGGAGGTGGCCATGGATAAAGGAAACAAAGTGAAAACCACGGACATGACCGCCCTACAGTCGGACTTGGTGACTATCGCCACAGGGATGAAACGGAATACGGTGCTGGAAGAAGCAGACCATGTGGAAAAGGCTACGTATACGGGAAAGGTGCTGGCCACGGACATCCAGAACATTCGGGCAGCCATCAATGGGCTGGAAGCAGAAAGCAGCGGGAATTGCTGCGAATCCAACTGCTGTCAGACCTGTGAGGGATGTCAGACACAGAGCTGTCAGTCAAGCACCTGTCAGAGTTGCCAAGGCTGTCAAACGTGCCAAGGGTGCCAGCGATGTCAGAGTCATAGCCAGTGTACAAATACGAATTGTAGTCAGTGTTCAATCTATCAGTGTGCTGGGGGAAACTGCGACTGCAGCAATAGTTGCAGTGACGACGGTGGGCCCTGAGAAAGGAGAAAACCATGATTGTGCAAGGAGACGTATTGACCAACGAAGGCCCGAAGGCCATCGAGGAAATCAAGGAAGGGGATATTGTCATCAACCTGGGGAACCGCCCCTGCCGGGTGGTGAAGGTGGAGGAAGCGGACGTGACGGCGGTCATCCGCTTCCAGAACAATCCGGACCTGCTGGTTTCCCGGGATTCCGGCCTTGCTACCCGGTACGGGATGCTGGAAGGCGGGGCTGTCCAGCCCCACGCCAGGGAAGAAATGCTCTACCAGTGCGAGGCCCCTGTTTCTTCGACACCCTGGAACCGGGAACCCTGGAACAGCCACTGCCTGGCTATGAGCTGACGGTGGACAGCGGGAAGGGCGTATTTGTGAACGGCTACGGAATCGGCTGCAAGGAGGGAATCCATGCTTAAAGTACTGTACAACGAGGATACCAAGGTCACCCGGGATGACGGGGCCTTGAAAATCGAGCTGAAAGGGATGTACTGCCGGGCGGAAGTCACGGACGGCACCGGCACGGTGACCGGCTTCGACGTGATCAAGGCCCTGCGGCCCTACAGCTCCTATACTCTGGTCCACAAGAATGGTTCTGTGAAGGTGTTCCGGAAGGTTTCTCCTTCTCAGTATCGGTTCCTGGACTTGAACCGGCTGGGGGTTGCCATCCGGATGGACTTCCAGAATATCTGCCAGATGTATGGGGATTATGATGTAATGCAGCTGGATACGGGCATCATCACTCCCACCACCCGGGATATCGTGATCCGGGTGTTCAGTATCCACAAAGACAACATCCTGATGGATGCGGATGAAGCCTATGAATTCAACTCCTTCAGCGCCAACGCCCTGGAGTTCGGGGACCATCCCCGGTTCAACCTCTGGGACAGCTATGCCCTGGCAGTGAACGGCCGGGAGCTGAAAGCCAACCGGAAGGGAACGGTCTATGAAGGAGACTTTGCTACCCCCATTACCTGCCCGGAAGGCCAGGGCTACATGGAACTGGAAATCCGGAAGTACAAGGGAAATTTCGACACCACCCAGGGGCCGCTGACCCGGGACATCGACTGTGAAGGGGTCATGATCCATTCCAGTGCGGGGCTCCTGAACGCCACCCGGGTACGGCTGGACCATGGGGTGGCCAAGGTGCGGTTCTATCCCCTGGGTTACACCGGGGAAGTGAAGATCAAGCTGGGCCGGAAATGGTACGAAGTCTGGAACGAATACAATCTGATCCTGGGGGCATCCAAATGAAAAGCGTAACCATCTATCTGGGCAGCCGGTGCAATATGAACTGCGCCTACTGCCACCGGGAGCCGGATCCGGAAGAAACAAAGGGCCTGCCTCCCGAATTTTATGAGCGGCTGCGGATCATGGCCCGGGAAGGGCCGCTGACGGTGAAGTTCATGGGCGGGGAGCCTACCTTGTATATGGATACCATCAAAAAGGTGGTGGCGGCTGTGCCTGGCGCCACCTTTGCCATTGCCACCAATGGGAAGACCCTGGAAACGTTCCTGCCCTTCTTCCGGGCCCATCATTTCAGGATTGCCCTGAGCTATGACGGTGGAGACGTGGACCTGCGGGGCTACAACCCGTTGGAGAAGCTGGTGGATTATCCCTACCTGAGCATCAGCACCACAATCTTCCACGGAAATACCGATTTTCGGAAGATCCTGGCCCAGTTCCGGGAGAAACGAGAAAAGGGGATGCGGATCTCTTTCTTTCCCCACCTGGTGCACCACACCAGCCCAGCCAATGCCGCCTATGCCCTGACCAAGGAAGACTATGCCAGTGTGCTGCGGCAGTGGAAAGAACTGGTCCTGGAGCTGGTGGAAGGGTTCAAAGAAACGGGGAACATCAACTGGGAATTGACAGCCCTGTTCTATGGCCTGTTTCGCCGGCTGGAAGCTAACTATCAGTATGGCGAAACATACTGCTTCAACCGGAATCTGTGGAAGGTGGGTCCTACGGGCAAGCTGTTTAGCTGCTTCTACATCCGGGATGTTCCTCTGGACCCGGAAAACTGGCAGGAGCAGCAGGCCGCCCTTCTGGACTACCTGTTCCCCAAATGCAAGGGGTGCAGGGTCTACGGGATGTGCGGCGGAGGCTGTCACAAGAGCCTGGACCATGAGCAGGAATGTGAATTCTACTATGCCCTGTACACCTGGTTCCAGGAGTTGGCCGACAAAGAGTCGGCAGTCTGGAGGCTGGGCAATGTTTTACAGTAAGGACAGTGTGTTCGTTGTGTTCCCGGAATGCATCCAGAGCAGCCAGGCGGAAGAACTGTGGGTGGACTTGGTGGGGAGCCGGCTGGAGATCGTCCATAACGGCAACCCCATGACCATCGACCTGGATGCCCTGGCACCCTGCTCATCTACCCAGGTGGTGACAGGCAGGGCTGGGGACATGGTGCTGTACAACTACCGGGAACTGCTGATGATCTACGGGCTGAAGCCCCTGGAGTTCCTGCAGGTGTTCCGGCTGCATGGCTGGGTGCAGGTGGACAAGACCCACCGGGGTGTATTCGTGAAGATCTTCTGCCCCCAGGGGCAGCAGGATCCACGGAGCAGCCGGACGGACTGGAGCAGGGTCCAACATGTCGGCCCTGGTGAGCTGCATCCGGTTGATCGGAAAAACTCCTGGGCCTTTACCCTGGAAGATTACCAGATTACCGGCCGGGTGTTGCACGTCACCGGGACGCTGTGGAAATCCCCATTGTGGCAGGATGAAATCCTGTATTTCAACCATGGGGGCCAGGCAATCCCCCTGCAGGAAGGGGAGAACAGCTTCAACCTGCTCTATGTGCCTGGGGAAGATGCTTATATGGGGACGAAGTACAGCCGGTATCCTGGCCGGCGTATCAAGCTGACGGAGGGGAAAAAGTGAAAGATATTGTAATTGAAGGACTGAGTACGCTGGTAAGCCTGCTGCTGGGCGGCCTGGCCGGCTATGTGATTGCGTATGTGACCGGCCTCAGAGCCGTACGGAAAGGGATGCAGCTGATCCTTAGGGCATCGCTCAATGACATGTACGTCCGGTTCCAGGAAACCGCCCCCACAGCCGAAGAAAAACAGGTGTGGCAGGAAATGTATGGCGTGTATGAGCACCTGGCAGATAACGGGGTGATGAACGCCAAGCATGAGGAAGTACTCCACATGGCGGAAATGGTGCGAAAATGAAAGGAGTCCACGGGGCACTGCTGAACCTGCTGGGGGCCATGGGCCGCATGAAGGTCCGGGGTCTGCCCCGGGCCCTGGTCATCGTGCTGATGCTGCTGATCATCGGCAGCATCCTTTTATATTGGGCCGGCTGGATCTGGCTGTGGGCAGCCCTGGGGCGGGTGGATCTCCCGGCTCTGAACATGCTGCTCCAGACCTTGACCGGCGTGTCCTTCATCGCAGCCGTAGGCTTCATCGGGAAGAGCCTAGTGGATGAAGATGAAGACGGGGTTCCCGATGAATGGGAAAAGAAAGAAGGAGAAGAAAATGAAAGTATACATCAACCCAGGCCATGACCTGGACTACGATAGTGGAGCGGTCCACACGGACGAAAACGGAGACGTGGACCTGAGAGAGTGCGACGTAGCTGCCAGGATCGGGGCCCTGGCCAAACAGTATCTGGAAGCTGCAGGGTGCCAGGTCAGGATGCTCCAGAGCGATAACCTGTGCAATGACAGCGAGTACTCTGACCGTCCGGTGGCCGTCTGTGATGATGCAAATGACTGGGGTGCTGACGTCTTTGTG